AATGTTACAGGACGAAGAAGTTCCTACTAGTAAAGGCTCTATATTTGACGGCATCTAGGGAGAAATTCGTGTAAACAAGGAGGGACTTTACGTCCCTTTTTTGTTGCTTAAAAAATTTTGGATTCGAGCAAGTTAGTGTGATTTGAAAGGGTTTTTTAGTAATTAATTGAATATTGGAATTTATTAACCCCAGAACGGGGTTGTTTGGTTTTCATGAATTATGATGTTTACACAATCAGCTCTCTACATTTATCAGATTAGATGCTCGGCTCGTTCCCGCTTCGCTTCTCTCGCCTCTCTCCATCATTTAGATAAGCGAGAGCAGTTAGTGGTTTGTGTTGGTTAACTATCATAAATTATAGTAATATTTTACCACGACTTTACGAAGATTGCAAGATTTATTTTTTGGAGGTATTCGAAAACGTGTGTTATCGTAAGTTTAAGTTACGAAAAAATATTTTAATTTTTATTTTTCAGGTGGGGTATAAAACGAGATTTTCCTTCCTATTTTAATTGACTTCAGAAATTCCTTTTATTTTATCGGAAACATGCCCTTCAATTAGCATATCGAGAGGGTGCATTTCTCCGTAAAACTCGTTGCTTGTAAAACAATCTTCCTCTTCGTTGTAGTCAAACCACGGAGTAAATCCAAGAACTAAATGTATGCGATCTATCGAAGTTTTTTCGGCATAGACTGTATGTGGGCGATTTGTGTCCCAAGTATATACATTTCCATATGCTAGATGAGTTGGTGGATTATTTTCAAGTTGAAACTTGTACTCCTTGCTAGTTTGCAGAGGTATATTTACTCGTATATTCTCAAACATTGTTTCGTCTCGATGCCATAGACTGTGCGAAGAGTGATTCAACACAGCAAGTCGAGAGCGTGTCAAACTTCGAGAAAAAACTTTGAGAACCATGTGAAAATTACTTTCTGTAACGCATGGCGACAGTTTTCGAAAAGACATTGTATCAAAGTAAGAGTTTCTCAGAACTTTTGTATTTTGTGTATGTCCGTAGAAAAACTGCTTTGAAGTATTGTCTTTTGTACCGAGAGTTTGTGTGTTGGGATTTGTTAGATTTTGAGGATTGTAAACGAGAGAAAGTCCACCATACGCAGGAGTTGCATCAGAGGTTTTCCAGCTGTGATAGCCAAATTGCTCTAACATCTGCAGCGAAACATCACGAATGAAGTCCAAATCAAGCGTATGGGAAAGACTAATTAGTTGATGCGTTGGTGCATCTGTCGGCATAGTAAAGTATTTTTCTATGTTCGTATGCTTTCGAATGTAAGAAAAAACGGGAATGTGAGGTGGAATATCTTTAAGATATATTCTCATCTACGACCATTTCTTGCCGACATTAACATTTTCTTTCGAATCTCGAGTTCACGCTCTTTAATTTTCTCCAGCTTACGATTACGCTTCTGGTAATTATTCTTGGCGTTACGGAGAACGGAGGGTTTTTCAAAGTATTTTCTAGAGCGAACTTCGTCTTTAATTCCAGCTTTCTCGCACTTTCGCTTGAATATTCGCATGGCTTTTTCAAATCCCATTCCTCTAGTCTTCACTGTTGGCATCACCCCTCCGATTAAATCTCCATCCTCGTTTTCTTAGATAGTAGACCTGTGAGTGGATCTGCTCCGCAGTCCTCTCCAATCTGACAGCAATATCTTCCGTTGACATTACATTGTAATGCCTTTGTAAATAATGCCGTTCTGTATCAGTCCACTTTTTCATAATTTAGAATGTTACTTCTTGAGTAACTCCTGCATCTATCCCTTTTTGAATTGATGTTCTCGAAAAATCAAATTTGAACTTGTCAAACTCATTTTTTCGAAAAGTTGGTTTCTTGCCGAAGATATTATCTTGACGATATGCAGCCGCATCTGCAGCCCACTCGTAAGGTAACTCGGTAAAATAAATTCTATCGGGCATTACATCTACAAAAGCGATGAAATCGTACTTATCGCCAGAACAGTAAATGTTCTCATGTTGCCATGAATTTGCTTTACCAAAGAAAGAAGTTTTTACTTCGTATCTTTTACCTTCGATAATCATATCGTAAGTCCCATCTTCTGGGTTGATATTTTTAGTTCCTAAGTATTCTACTTCGAAACCCTGCTCTTCCTTATATGCTTTGAAGACTTCTTCTCCAAAGTCTCCTCTTTCGTCATTTGTAAGTTCTACTACATCTTCAAATATAGTATCACTCCATAAATCGCGTTGCCTTCTTGCAACGCACTCTTCTGCTATCCTTTTTATAGCTTGTAAATTCATAATTTTTCTCCTGTGATAGCATAACCAGCTTTGCGTTATTGCATTGCGTCGATGCACTCACACATCTTTTCCTTTTTGAAAAAGATAATATATTATACTCGATTTTCAACCTTTGTGTCAAGAACTATTTTAAGATATGTTATACATTTATCTTGACACAAGCCCAAAAAATGTGTATAATATATGTATGAATGAAAATGATATAAGTTATGTGATATTTTTAGTGTTATCTGTAATAGCCACATACAGCATTACTCGACACCTAACGATACGAGATACAATAGATTTTTTAGAGGACAAGGGGTACTTGTCTTTTGATGACGAAAAATAGTTCTTGACTTTGAGGTCAAAATCGTATATAATAGGTATGTAAGTGATAGGTTTCACTTACATTAATGCGTTCACCGATAGGGAACGAGAGAATTTACTGAAAAGGAATTTTGGAGGAAAATACAATGAGTATAGATTTAAGTAAATTTTGGCTTGGATTGGATATGCCACAGTTACCAAGTTACACAGAAACTGCATATCCTAGATATAATTTAATCGAAAGAGGTGGCAATTATCGAATAGAGGTTGCTGTGCCAGGTTGGAGTAAAAAAGAGTTAGAAGTTGTTTATGACGATAACGAACTCTTTATCAAAGGGAAAAAGGAACATAAGCTACCTGAAGATGAAAGATTCATTCATCAGGGATTAAGTTTAAAATCTTTTGAACGAAGATTTATTCTTAACGCTGACTTACAAGTAGACAATGTTAATCTACAAGACGGATTACTGACAATCACTCTGTCACGAACTCCAAATTCCAAGAGAAAAATCTTGGAGATTGAATGAAAGATATGTTAAATTTAGTTCGTGATAGTATAGAGGGCACTGAGTTTGCCACAGCAGTAGGCAATATAGTTCTATTAAGTTTTGCTAGTAGCACAATGATAGTAGGAATAGGTGGAATCCTTTAGACTGTCAAGTTTTCGGGGAGTGTTTCTCACGAGTGAAAACTCCCTTTTTAATTATGAATACATCAAAAGAAGGAATTAAGTTAATAAAACATTTTGAAGGGTTTGAAGCAAATGCTTACAAATGTCCTGCAGGTGTTTGGACTATTGGTTACGGACATACAAAAGATGTGGCTGAAGGTGACGAATGGTCTGAAGCTCATGCTTCTCATATGTTAGAAGTAGAGTTAGAAGAATTTGAAAGATATATTCACGACTGTGTAGAAGTTGAATTAACACAGTATCAATTTGACGCACTAGTTGCATGGATTTATAACTTAGGAGTAGGCAACTTTAAGAGTTCTACTTTATTAAAAGTATTAAATTCAGGCGACTACGATGCCGTCCCCGAACAAATAGAAAGATGGAACAAGGCAGGAGGAGTTGTCTTAAAAGGATTAGTCCGAAGACGAGCTGCTGAATCGCTTATGTTTCAAGGAAATGACTGGAGTAAATATGCTGGATAGTTTTATAGCTTGGCATAGACAGTATCTAAACGACCTAAAAAAGAAACAGGGTTGGTCTGTATACAAAATGTATATAATGTGTGGACTAGCTGGTATGGTTAAAGGTATTGTTCTAATGTTAATATTATGTATAAGTTTTTAGTAGGAATTATTGTTGCTTTGGGACTTTTTTCTTACTACCTTTGGAATGAAAATCAAAGACTAGTAGGAAATGTAAAGAGTTTAGAAGTAGCAGTTGCAGTTGCAGACGAAACAATAGCTTCGTTAGAGAATGATTTTGCCCTACAAACTGGAGCAATGAACGAGCTACAACAAGCAGCGCAGGAGATTCAACTAGAAATGAATCGTTATTTAGATATATTTAGAAGGCATAACTTAACAAAGTTAGCCGCAGCAAAGCCTGGACTAATAGAAACCAGAGCTAACAAAGCAACAAAAGAGGTATTCGATGGAATTGAAGAAGATAGTCGTGATATTGACAGTGCTGATGATGAGTTACTCGTGCAGCCTGTTTCAGAAACCGACAGTTGAAGTCAAGGCTAAACCAATAAAAAGGCAAATAGCCCAACCTGTTTTACCTCGAGAGTTAGATTTAAAAGAACCATATTGGTATGTGGTTAGTGATAAAAACTTAGAAGAGTTCCTAGCAAGAGTAGAAAAAGACCAAGGTCAAGTAGTATTTTTTGCTATGTCTGTACCTGATTACGAACTGATGGCATATAATATGCAAGAGTTAAAACGATATATTCGTGAACTCAAAGAGGTAGTAGTTTACTATCGAGTGGTTACAACAGATGATACAAGGCTTGAAGATAAAGAATAGAAACTTAATGTCTGCTTTAGATAGATTAGCAGAAAATCATTATAAAATGAATTTGCTCTATAAAAAGCAACCAGAAGCTGATGTAAGTCTGGCTACATTAAGAACATTAAAAGCAGAAGATAATCCAAAGATACAAAAAACAAATAGCCACGATTTTACCAACAGGTTTATAAGTCGAGATCAAAAGTACTTTTACAAAATATTTTTAGGTTTATTTAACAGAAACAATAACACTAGCTGGTGGATAGATGAAATGTCAGTACAACCACCTGCGTGGGGTTGGACTAGCTGGAACAATAATAAGAATAAACCAAAGAGATTTTTTAGATTTATACATAACGCAGGAGAAGGATATTCTCAAATGGTGTTTGATGGTAAGTGGAAAAAGATACCAGACCAACATTCAGTTTATAACAAAGACTGGACTTGTTTATATGGGGTAATGGATGGAGAGCAGTGGTTTTCTGATAGAAATTTAGGAAATACACCAAGATTTGTAGTAGAAATAGCAATAGAAAACGATCAATATGATAAATTCAATATTGCAAAGGAGTTAATAAATAATGTTTAAATTTTTAAAAATGCTTCTTTGGAGAAATCAAATGCAATCTCACGCAGATTGGTTTGAAAAACATGAACCAGCACAAGATAGGTTTGAAGAAAATGAAGATTGGTTAGAAGAATTAGAAGATAGAGTGGTACACTTAGAAGAGTGGAGCCACAAACCAAAAGGACTAGAGGATTTAGAAGGATTCAAAGACCTTAATAAAAGATTAGAACAACTAGAGGAAATAATTGGAAGAAGAACCGAGTAGGTTAATAGCAAATAACATACAACCAGTAACAGCGTTTTTACATAAAAACGAGGAATTACAACAATCTACTTTTCAACCAATAGAAGTATTAATTACATTAATACAATCTTCTGTTCCACACCCAAACAGTAATAAAGAATACAAATTAGTAGAGAAATCTATTATAGAGCAAGGATTACAAGACCCTGTAATTGTAGTTCCAAACACATCTGCAAACTTTTCAGCATGTGTAAAAAATGTAAAAGGTGCAGCAGTAAAAAGACTGCAAACAAAACCACTACTTGCATATACAGGAAATCAGCGTTTAGACATCGCTAGGAAGTTAAAATATGATACCATATCAGTTATAATTGCCGAAGATGTTTACTGGGCGCACTCTTATCAATTAACTATACAAAAAGGAATAATTAATCATGTATTGGAAACCCCCACATCCTGATAGAATATTGGATGTAAATAAAGTAGACCTTCCCATAAAAGACATTTTTAAAGAAGCTGCAACACTAAATATTAGTCAGCATGATCCAGACTTTCCTTGGTGTGATAGTTTTCTAATTTATCGTAAAAGATCATCAAGTCCAACTTACGATACTTCTTTTCCTCCATGGTGGGAAAACAAACACAGTGCATTAAAAGCAGTAGAGCAATTTGGCAAAAGATTTGGTTATAAATCATGTAGACAAATAATGATAAACCATTGGACTGAAAAATCAATTATGGTTCCTAGAAAAGTTTGTTGTCTAAACTTTGTACTATCAGGTACAGGAAGAGTGGCTACAAATAAAGAACAAAAAGGACTAATACATCAAATAGAATTAAATTATTTTGCTTCAAAGCATAGTGTAAATGTAAATGAGTTGTCATCAGGTAGAGGAATGGCAACTGGAAATAAATGGTGGCATATGGTACAAGCAGAGCCAGGCTCTACAACATTACATATTTGGTATGAACCGAACTAACGAAACAGTATATTTATTTGTAGGAACAAGCGAAACAGAAGATAAAATCGCAGAAGATGTATATGAGTACACCCTAAGAAAAAATTGTTCCCAACCTTTAGAAATTATTTGGATGCGTCCTAGTAATATGGGGTTTGATAACATGAATGGATTTGGAACTCCATTCACTCTTTTTAGATACTGTGTACCTGCTATGATGGGTTGGAAAGGCAGAGCGATCTATACTGATTGTGATATGCTAAACCTTAGAGATATAGCTGACTTATTTAATACCGATTTAGAAGGTAAAGCATTTGGACTTACATATGATGCACTTCACGACAATGGAGCAGCTTGTAAAGCTATGGGCTTTACTAAAGGTTTTTTTATGGATAGTGTAATGCTATTTGATTGTGAAAAAGCAAAAGAGTATTTACACGATATAGATGTTATAAAACGATGGAAGGGAGATGGAATTTATAAATGGGAGTTTCTAAGAAACATTGGATTACCAGACATGGAAGAAGCAAAGAAACATGTAAAATGGTTAGATTATAGATGGAATGTTTGTGACGGAGCCAATGCAGAAAAGTATGACGATCCTGATTATGATTGGAAAGCGGGAGGTAGAGCTGAATGGAGTAAAAAGACTTTAGTTCCTCTTGAAGAATGTTGGCAAATACATTACACCGCATTAAGTTATCAACCTTGGCATCCACGATATAGTCCATGGAGTAAAGCCGCATACAGGGATTATGAGTATGCAAAGGCTTGGTGGGATGTTGCAAGAATAGTAGGTAAACGATGATTTATAGTTTTGAAAATTTACTAAAACCAATAGGTGGTTTGGAAACATTCGAAAAAGAGTACAGAGATAAAAGTAAATTTATCATTAAAGGAAATAAAGGAAAGTTTGCAGATCATTTTAGTTTTAATCAACTAGATAATTATTTGAATCAAGTATGGGATGATAAAGATGAAAAAAATAGAGCAAAAGCCCTACAAGTAATATTTCCAAATGGTTCCAGATGGTGTAGAAAGAAATCAAAAATTCAATATACAAGAGAAAATTTAAAAACTTTCTGGGATAATGGTTGTACTTTTGTAATACCGATCATGCAACAACTAAACAGAGTAATGTGGAATCAAGTAGACGAATTTGAAAAATATTGGGGTGTAGGACAAGCAAACATTTATACTAGTAAGAAAAAAGATGCGTATTGTTTTCCAATTCACGCAGATTCAACAGACAATTTTTTATTCCATGTAGATGGAAAAATAAGGTGGCATCTTTATAAAGAAACAAAAATGGATTTAGGTAAAGCCTATCCTGACGAAAGCGAAGTCACCTTAGAAGATATAGTAGAATTAGATGCTGGTGATTTATTATATTTGCCAATAGGTAAATTTCATAAAGCCGAGCCTCTTGAAGCCAGAATATCCATAAGTTATCATTTTAATAAAGGAAAACCTAATAAATACCCTTACAGAAGGGAGTGGATAAACTGGATGCCATAGGAGAGTCTATGGAAGAAAATAGAAACGAAGTCAATATTGACCTCGATAAATATATGAGTTTAGTTGAAAAACTAGACAGTGCTGAAGATACTATTTCTGCTCTAAAAGCAGAAGCCGAAGCAGCTAAAAAACAATTAGCTCCACCAAAAAGAAAATTTATTGATTTGTTTTTAGATGACAATGATGTAAATGAAAAAGCAATTATAGGGTTTATATCTTTCTTCTTTATGATAGTTTTTGCTATCTGTGATCTGGTTACAGCATTTGCAGGGCAAGAACTTGTAATAGACGATACGATATATACTTCTTTAGTTGTGGTAACATTGGGAGCATTTGGTATTAGCGAAGCTGGTAAGGCATTTGGAAAATAGTTCTTGACAACAGTAAAAAATTTTCGTATAATATATCTATGAATTTATTTTACCTAGACGAAGATTTTGACAAATGTGCGGAGTTTCATGTAGACAAACACATTGTAAAAATGCCACTCGAAGCAGCTCAGCTTTTATGCACTGCTATCTGGGTGGATGAAGTCCTTGGTTTTGTGCCTCGTGCATTAAACAAAGAAGAAAGTAAAATATTAAATGAAGAAAAGGCAAAGATTAAACACTTGCCTTTAGAGGAAAGACCCCTTACTCCATACTTACCAATGATGTATAATCATCCTTGTACTATATGGACTAGGTCGAGTCTTGATAACTTTGAATGGGTGCATTGTTATGCAAATGCACTTAATGACGAGTATCATTACAGATATGGCAAACTGCATAAGTCTGTCATGGAAGTAATTAATAAACTGCCCGAGCCAAAGAATATGAAAAGGCTAGGGCAAACCCCCTTCGGTATGGCTATGCCTGACGACTTAAAGGATGAGAATGATGTGGTAGGAAGTTATCGCTTATATTATCATACTGACAAAGCAACTTTTGCGAAGTGGTCGCACAGGGATAAGCCATATTGGTGGGATGAAGGATTAGCGTGGTATGATGAAAGAATTACAGCAAGGTGAAGTAGTCGGAGTAGCCTCCGAGAATGTGTCTATAATCTCTCAAGCAGAGGCTTTAAGACACAATTTAACCAAACAAAAAGAAGTTTTAGAACAAGAGATAGACCTTCTTGAAGGACAGTTATCTAAAAAGAAAGAGTATCTGGCAAAAATAGAAGGTGGATTAGAAGTAATAGACGAATTGAAAAGATGATAACAATTATAGATGACTATTACCCAAATCCAGATGAGATAAGAAAACAAGCCTTAAAACTGTATTTCTTTCCAGGCTCTAAAGGAAGAAGAAATTTTTTTGCAGGTCGTAGAACAAAGCAAGGATTAGGTAAAGATAATTTTATATATAATAAAAATAGATTTAGTCAAATACTTGGTAAAAAAATTGTTACTTTTCCAACAAGTGGTTATGTCCTAAAAGACGAAGAACCAGTATTTACTTCTACAAGCAACGGACAATTCACTCTAGGATTAGATACAGATGTAGTAAGAAATTGGGTTCATCACGATGAGGCTGCAGGTAATCAATATAGAGCAGAAGAATTAGATGCAGAAGGATATGCTGGAGTCATATACTTAACACCTAATCCTGAACTAAGAGCAGGTACAGGTTTATTTAGAAATGTAGAGTTAGGAACAAATCAAAAACCACTTCCTCAGTTTATTTGTAACTCAGGTGGATTTAAGGAAGAATGGCAAGTAGATGATTCTGCATACAGACCACACACATGGATAGGGAATGTATATAATCGATGTATTCTTTATCCTCAAAAATATTTTCATGCTCCATTCAAGGCGGAGTTTGGAACAGATAAACGAACAGGACGCTTGATTCAAGTGTTCTTTTTTCATGTGGAGAAAGATGCCAAAGTTTAAATTTAATGAAGAAGATGGTTTAACTTTATTAACAAACCATATTATTAGAAGCTATGATAAACATTATAGCATGAATAAAATACAATCAACAGAATTTATATTTGATTCAGGTCATGGAGAAGGGTTTTGCTTAGGAAATATCATAAAGTACGCACAACGATATGGCAAGAAAGATGGAAAGAATGTTGATGATTTACTGAAAATAGCGCATTACGCAATTATAATGATAGGGGACGAAATTGAGAAAGAAAAATTACGAAAAGCTAACGAAAGTTAATATAGCAAAAGTAATCAGTTTATTGGAACAAGAAAAACCAATAACAAAAAAAGAGGCTTGTGAAATACTAAATATAAATTACAACACCACAAGGCTCAACAATATTATACAAGACTACAAAGAAGATGAAGCAAGAACTGCTAGATTCAAGGCTGAGAAAAAAGGAAAACCAGCAACTAAAGATGAAATAAAAGCAGCGGTTCAAAGTTATATCTCTGGAGAAACTATATCTGATATAGCGTCAGGTATGTATCGTTCTCCAGCATTTGTAAAGGCAATTATAGAAAGAGTAGGTGTACCAATGAAACACAGCTCTGAAGAATATAATTGGAAGGAAGTGATGCTACCAGAACAATGTGTATCTGACAAATTTGAAGTTGGAGAAGTTGTGTGGTGTTTGAGAGAAAACTGTCCTGCAATAATACAAGAAGAGTGGAATCACCCTGAAGGGGATTTTGGTTATCTAATGTATACAATTGAGTGTACTGATTTATCAGAAACTCTGTTTCCACACTTAGAATTTGCAGGTAGGTATGTAAATGCTCGAGCCCATAACATAGGTTGCTTGAGACACTTAGAAGAATATGGAGTTAACCTACGAAACTTTTATTGATGTATTATTATATGTCGCACTATTTACTTGGCTATGGGCTATAGTCAAGCTCTACTTTCCTGCAGTAATTTTGATAGGCAAAGTAGATTCAACAAACACAGCCTACAAGCACAGATGGGTAGGATTGATATTGTGGATGATACTTACAATACCTTTTTTACCTTGGATTCTGTGGATTTTAATAAGTAATAAAAGAACTTTCGAGTTTTTAGAGTCTTATATACCAGCGTATATGGGAGTAAAGAGGAATAAAAAATGAGTCATTATAAAGGAACACAATGGTATTCAGCACTAGAGGCAAAGTATAAAGCAGAAATAGCAGAAGCAAAAGCTGTGCTGGAAACATACTTTTTAAATTCAGTTGGGATAGGAGAACATTCAGACTTATTAATTGAGTTTGATAAATGGATAGAAAAACTAGCTTCTGCCGAAGAAAAATTAGAAGCGTTGGAGAAAAACTATGCATGACATATCAGAATGTGCTAAAAAATTAATTGTATTACTCGATGCTATTGAAAAGATAGATCGTTGGAATGAAGATACACTTCCATACACAATAGATCAAACAAAACAACTAGCAAGAGAGTTAAAAAATGAATCAGAACTTATTACTAAACTGCGATAACCAAAAGATAGGGGTGGTAAGAAATCCCTATGAAAGAGCAGTCACAGAATATTTTTATGATCTAAATTATATTGGTTTTGATAGGTGGTTAACTAAACATTCGCCTACTCTACAAACAACTTTATATCATAAATGCGATTACATAGTAAGTTTTGAAGATTGGAAAAATGAATTATCTAATCTTGATTTACATCCGAAAGATACCTCAATTTTAGAAGGTGTTAAACCAATAGCTGATTGGAGAAGGTGGTATACAATGAAAAGTAAAACTTTAGTTACAAAGCTGTACTGGGATGATATAAAGACCTTTGGGTATAGATATTAAAAAATAGTTCTTGACTCATGCTTATATCTCGTATATAATATAATTATATTATGAGTGATAGGTTTTACCAACAACAATTAGATACCGTAGGCTGGTGTGCGGGGTTCAAAGGAACAAAAACACTAGATGAATACGAACAAAAGTTCGGTAAATTAAATAGGAGAAGAAAAGTGGCTTGGACTGATGAAAGCAAAGCTCAAGCAGTAGAGATGTATACTGCAGAAAATCCAACTCCAGAGAATAGTATGGAAATTGTTAAATCCATAGCTGACGAATTAGGCGAGAGTCCAAATGGGGTCAGAATGATTTTAACAAAAGCTGGTGTGTATGTAAGAAAGACACCTGCTCCTAGATCATCTGGTGGATCAACAGGTGGTGGCAGAGTAAATGTTGCTGCCGCACAGGAAGAACTTAGTAATGCAATTACCGATATGGGTAAAGAAGCTGATGCAGCAATCATTGGCAAACTAACAGGTAAAGCAGCTAAGTACTTTGCTGACCTTATTAACGAATTAAATAGTTAATTACCCCTGAGATTGTGGGGAGGCAACTCCCCACTTTTTTGCATCTTTAAAAAGAACCTTTCAGATTAAAACCATTGATGGGACGGTGATAGATAACAACAACCCACAAGGAAACGCATGAAGAAAGAAGACTTTATTAAATCCGTAACTGATGCGGGAGATGCAGTCATAACTTATCGAAGTCAAAATAGTCGTAGACTAAAGTACAATGTATGTACTATGGACTTTGATAATAAACATATACAATCAAAAACAAACAGAGCTAAACCAAATAATAATCAAGTTTTATTGTTCTGTTGGGACACTGATTCATATAGATTACTGCAGCCCAGTAATGTTACTTCTATCGTGCCTTTAGCGAGGATATTAAAAAATGATAGAATTACATAACGCCCCACCAGTTTACGAAAAAGAAATACACTATAACGAAAACAAGCACGAAAAAATATTTGTAATGGTAAATACTTTTAGAGGAGAAGAATATTTACAAATTAGAAAATACTATCAAGACTTTGACGAAGAATGGAAACCGACTAGAGACGGTATCGCTATTCGCATGGACTTTGATAATACTCGTGCACTATTCGAATCCTTAGTAGAAATACTTTCAATATCAGAAGTCAAAGATGTTTTAAATACACACTTTAAAGAAGTCTTAGACGAAATTTATCAATAGTCAAAAAATATTTCTTGACTTAATCTCAAACATTTAGTATAATATAATTATGAAAAATCTTGAAGAATATCTCGAACTTTGTAACAAAGCATATGCAGAGGGCACTCCTTTGTTGCCCGATGATGTCTACGACAGGCTCGTAGAAAATAGTAAGTTACAAAACGAAGTAGGATATCAAAGTCAAGATGAAGTAAGATTCGCCCACGCGTTTCCTATGTTTTCTTTACAGAAAGTTTTTATGGGCGAAGACAAGGCTCCTACATGGTTTAGTAAAAGTGCAAACGTAACAACTACTAAACTTGATGGAGCCGCTATATCTATAACGTACATGGATGGGGAGCTAGTACTTGGACTAACGAGAGGTGATGGAAAGCAAGGGCTAGACATCACGGACAAAGTTAAGCAGTTAGCACCGCCCTCAATAAACATACAGGGCATGATACAGATTACAGGTGAAGTTGTAGCTCCCAAATCCATCCCCAACGCAAGAAACTATGCGTCTGGTGCAATGAATCTCAAAGACTTAGAAGAATTTAGTAAAAGAGATTTAACTTTTATCGCGTATGGTATTCAGCCATACCCAACAGAAAACTGGACTACAGACATGAAATTATTATCAGAAAATAATTTTAAGACAGTTCTAACAAGTGACTATACAGAGTTCCCCAATGATGGTAAAGTTGTAAGGCTCATCAATAACAAAGAGTTTGAAACATTAGGGTATACTTCACACCATCCTCGAGGAGCGTTTGCCTTAAAGAAAAGGCAGGCAGGAGTTGTTACTAAATTGTTAGATGTTGAATGGAATGTCGGCAAGTCTGGTGCAGTTTCTCCAGTTGCTATACTAGAACCTTGTATTATAGGAGAAGCAACAGTCAGTAGAGCAACTTTACACAACATAGGATTTATCGAATCTTTAGAACTAGAAATTGGTTGTATGGTAGAAGTTATACGAAGTGGAGAAATTATACCAAGAATAGTGAGGAAAATATGATAGAAACATTTATTGCATTTATGCTTTCTCTAATAGTTTTAGTACCTTTGTCGTGGCTTCTTTGGGAATCTACAGTAATGGTAGATGAAAAGAAAAAGTTTCGTAGTTCAGGAGAACAAGAAAGTAAAAAGAAACACATGGACGACATACTATGAAATATTCTAAAGATGAAGTGGAAAATAGTAAAAGAATATTTAAGAGTGCTACTCCGAAACAAACTATTGATTGGTATGTTAAGTGGGCGGCTAGTTTAGTTCTTCTTGTCGCCATGGTTGTTCGATCTGCTGACATATCAAATACTCTTGATACCTTTCTATCCTTTTTAGGATGTTTAGGTTGGTTATTTGTAGCTTTTATCTGGAAAGACAGAGCATTAATTATGTTAAATAGTGTTGCCTGTTTTATTTTATTAACAGGATTATTAACCAAGGTATTTGGTGGCTAGTGTATCTTTGCATATGCAACTCTGTTCGAGAAGAGGAAGTACATAGGTATCATCTTATTGGAAATAATTGTGGAGCATGTATAATGGCAGGTGGAATATATAACGAAACTTATTTTAAAAATTATCCCGATGAAAAAGAAGTAGAGGGAGTTTTATATGGAATTGTTCTTGTTAATCAAACTACATGGGAAAGAGAAACAATTAAAGTAGGTATAGCTAAAGGACGCAATTGGAAAGATGTAGTAAAACGAAGTCGTGGCTTTAAAGGATATGAACTAAGAATACAACGAACATGGCATGGAAATTTGTATGATTGTTGGAGATTCGAACAGAAGTTACATAAAGAGTTTGCAGATGATAGACACAAAACAGCACATAAATTTGGAGGACATACGGAATGCTTTAGTATACAATCTAAGATACTAAATAATTTTCCTAAGAAAAATGATACATATAAAACATAGTACAATACCTAATTTTTATTCTCCTTCTGAATGTCACTATATGATAAAAAGTATAACAGAGTGGTTAAATGCAACAGTAGCTACACAAGACGGTGAAGTACATAGTCAACATAGAAAAGCAGAAATAGCAGAAGCAACACCTCTCCGAGCAGGAGAAATTTTCGAACACATACAAGATTATAACTATAGTAATTATAATCTTCATTTAAACACAAAATACAAAAGCACTATAAATAAATATGAAGAAGGACAAGGTTTTGGCAGACACCAAGACATTGTAGTAAATGAAACTTCTTTAAAAGCAACAGAAGCACGAAAAATCAGTTGTGCTATACAATTAAATACAGAGTATGATGGAGGGGAGCTAATTATTGGAAACACAACAGCTTCTAAAGGTTTGGGAGATTTACACATCTTTCACTCCATAACTCCTCATGAAGTAGCCAAAGTAACCAGAGGTACAAGATATAGTCTAAATATCTTTGCTTATGGTGAGATCAAATTTTAATCTTAAAATATTCTTGAGTATCGCAAAAATAATTCTTGACACAAGGTTAAAAATTATATATAATATATTATATATTTAAGAGAGAAAGATATGACTGAGATAATCGCCCCAACCCAATGTCCTGCTTGTGATAGCAAGTTAGAGTTGGTGAACGAGCAATTATTTTGTCGTAACGAGTTGTGTCCCGCTCAGTGGGATAAGAAACTCGAGCATTTTGCTTCATCTCTTAAGATCAAGGGCTTAGGCCCTGCAACAATATCTAAACTACAAGTTTTAGATTACAACGAACTATACGATTTATCTGTAGAGGAAATACAGGAAAAGTTAGGAAGTGAAAAGTTAGCTAATAAACTGTTTGACGAAATAGAAAAGTCTAAATCAGTTAAGTTGGTAGATTTGATACCAGCTTTTAGCATACCACTTATAGGTCGGTCAGCTTCACAAAAGTTATGCAATACGATATCTCACATTGAAGATGTCAGCGAAGAAAGTTGTGCTGAAGCTGGACTAGGTCAAAAGGCAACTGCCAACTTAGTTAGATGGCTGGAAACTGAATACTATCCTAATTTTTACAATGATAATTTGCCCTTCGATTGGAATAACAAAGTAAGTAAAAAGAAAGAGGTCAAAGGAGTTGTCTGTATTACAGGTAAATTAAAAAGTTTTAGTTCGAAAGCACATGCTACAAAAGTGCTGGAACAATACGGACTTGTAGTTAAATCATCGTTGACAAAAGACTGTACTCATCTTATAAATGAGTCTGGAATTGAGTCAGCAAAAACACAGACAGCTCGAGACCGAGGTGTCCTAATAATAACCAATATAAATAAATTTTTAGGAGAATTTAATCATGGCATTACCAAAATGGACTGACGAGAGAACACAATCTCTTGTTGATTTTGTAGGCGAGGGCCCAGTTTCCCAAGATACAGTTGCTGACGCAGCTGAGGAATTAGAAACTTCTGTTAGATCAGTAAGTTCTAAGTTGAGAAAAATGGGTTACGAAGTTGAATTAGCTTCAGCTTCTGCTTCTAAGTCTTTTTCAGACGATCAAGAAGCAACACTTAGAAACTTCGTGCAAGACAATAGCGGAGTTTACACATATGCAGAAATTGCTTCAAATTTTGAAGGCGGAGCTTTTTCAGCAAAATCAATCCAAGGAAAAATCCTTTCTATGCAACTAACAGAGCATGTTAAACCTGCTCCAAAGGTTGAATCAGTAAAGACATATTCCGAGGATGAAGAAAGCCAATTCGTTAACTTAGTTAATGATGGAGCTTTTATTGAGGACATCGCAGAAGCCCTAGGCAGAAGCGTAAACTCAATCAGAGGTAAAGCATTATCACTTCTTAGAGCAGGTGAAATTAATGCTATACCTAAGCAGAGAGAAACTAAAGGTAGTAGCAAATCTGATCCTTTAGCTGGTGTAGATATTGCAAATTTAACTGTTGAAGAAATTGCTGATAACGTTGGCAAAACAGTTAGAGGTGTTAAAACTATGCTAACTAGAAGAGGCTTACAGTGCGCTGACTACAACGGTGCTGCTAAAAAAGAAATCGGTTAAGTTGATTTAGTTGTTGGCGAGTAGGCTCTTGTAGTCCACTCGCCTTTTTTATTATCTTGGGAGGGATATTTGACATTAGAAAGCGCATTACTAAAGCAGGTAATTGAAACCAGTGACTTTGCTACTTGGAACAGTCTTAAAGAACACTATCTACCAGAAGGTGAGTACCAAAAAATATGGAAGATAGTTGATAAGCACGTTCACAAATACCATGCTTTACCTACATTTGAAGATTTGAAACATGAGGTTCGTTCACGCGAACTTCAGGAAAAGATTTATGCAATTGAAACTGTCGAAACAGACATACCTTCCCATATTTTACTAGATTATTTAAAGAACCAGTTTACACAAACTGAGATACTTTCTCGTATCGAAGGTTTCGTGGAAAATCAAATAGCAATCGGAGATGCTCGTGAAAACATAGACTTACTACAAGAGATCGTAGTACAAGTTGAAGATCGAGTAGAAACGACAGATGACAACGAAAGTATGGAATCTATAGAGTTATTTGATAACGAGGAAGATTTAGCAAAGTTTCTTCCTCTTGGTCTAAATCAAGAGTACGATTTAGACTATACTTTCTCTCCCAAAGATTTGGTCGTTGTTGGCGGTCAACGTGGTGGTGGTAAGTCTTTTACTTGTTGTAACATAGCACAGGCAGCTCACCTAAAAGGAAAGTCAGTTCTGTACTTTACAATTGAAATGGATAGCAGACAAATTCTACAAAGAGTTGCTGCTGTCGCTACGGGTGTGCCTACCAATCGCATAAAAACTAGAAACCTATCTCCTATGGAGTGGGACAAAGTTGCCGAATGGTGGTCTGATAGATTCGAAGGAGGTGAAGAAGCCTTAACTAATTTCAAAGGTCATCGTGACTTTGATAAGTTCCATTATGAACTTACAAGAAATAAGTTGGCAGATAAACCACAAGTCGATGTCTATTATGATCCTTCTCTTACTCTTGCTAAAATTATTAGCGTAGTAAGACAGAAGACAGCACAGTTACCCGATTTAGGATTAGTCGTAGTAGACTACCTAAACCAAGTTAGACGCCACAACGCCCCAAATCGCTCAGGTCAATACGAATGGACGGAGCAGATAGAAATATCTAAGGGACTGAAAGCATTAGCGCAGGAAAACAATGTATTAGTTTTATCTGCCTTTCAAACAAATGAAAAAGGAGAAGCAAGATTCTCCAAAGGTATTCTCGATGCTGTTGATGCAGCTTATTCCGTTCAGCATTGGGGAGATCAAGAACCTTGTATTAAGTTTAAATGTGATAAAATGAGAAATGGAAAAGCTGAGAGTTTTGTCTCCGAAATGAACTGGGAGACTTTGAAGATCGGGCCTCATAGTGCGCTTGATCCAGATGAAAAACAAGAATTAAAAGAAACAATGACAACAGGCGAAGATGCCTATGATTTATAAGGAGAAGAAATGGTATTATATACTGAAAAACAACTAGACGAAGCATACGTCATGTTTGTAAGAGGGTGTCATAAAATAAGATACGCTCAAGCTATAGACATACAAATCCCAGACAGAGAAGAGTTTAGAAGAGAAATTTTTGAGCCTGGTTGGGAAGAGATACTAACGGATGAGTTCTGGGACGAAGAAGATGGATAAAAAATTTTTAGAAAAAGAGTATATCAGAATACACAGAGATCACCCTGTAATGTGGGGAAGTTCTACTGTTAAACAAAAAGACAATATAAAAAAGTATATAAATGAAATAGGAGCAGTAACTATTTTAGATTATGGAGCTGGAAAAGGATTACAATATGAAGAGCCTTATAAACTCCAAGATTATTGGGGTGTTCCTACTCCGTATCTTTATGATCCATATGTAGCAGGATTAGAAGAAAAACCCGATGTTTGGGATCAATATTTTGACTTAGTATTATGCATTGATGTAATGGAACATATATTAAAAGAAGATGAAGATAAAGTACTAGCAGAGTTATTTACTTACGGTAAACATGTAATATTTAATATTGATACAAAGCCTGCTATTAAAACATTTAAAGATGGCAGTAATCTTCATGTGAATCTTAAATCTGAAGAAGAATGGTTAGCAAAAGTAATGGAACACGCAGGAAGTGACAACAGATTTGAGTTACTAATAACATAATAATGGCAGACGATAGAGTAAGACGAGAAACAGCAGAGTTGGTAAACTTACCTCCCCATACTTGGTATATAAGAGAAGTAGGGTGGTTACTTAAACAAGAAAAATTAAAAAATGTAAAAGATATTCCTTTAAATAAACCTTTACTAGAAAGTTTAAAAAGAGATGGGCCAAAAGCACCATTTCTTACAATGCAAAATTGGTACCCTATTGCAGGAAGTCAACGATGTAGAGCTTTACTAGAATTACCTGAACTCCATAGTCACGAAATAAGAATATGTAGATTTGATAAAGATTGGTGGAATTTATATTTTTTATGGGGTGATGAAGCCTTTAGAAATAAAGCCATAGCTGTTTGGTTTCAAATGGCAGAGTTGGCATGGAAATCAAAATACTATCAGTATGAATACGATAGTGCAGGTGTAGAAATGAGAGAGTTTGAACGAATAGGAGATAGACTTCCATGGAAACATAAGTATGATTTCGAAAAAGGAAAATGGGAAAAATGATTGGAGAATTTGGAGTTAATAGATTAAAAAGAGAATATAGAGCTATTCACAGCGATAAAAAAGTTGGAAGAATGATAGGAGATCAAGTTATACACCATGTATGGGAAATACAAGATTTAACATTTAAATTTCCAGGTGGCAATAATTTATTAGATTTTGGTTGTGGAAAAAGGTATGCTTACATCTATAGAAAAATAAACAGACTTTGGGATGTAAATAATATGGTTTACTACGATCTAGGTATAAAAGGAATTGATAGACTGCCAGATCAATCAGAATTTAATTGTTTAATTAGTATAGATGTACTAGAGCATATACCAGAAGAAGAAATAGATGATATATTTCAATACTGGTATCATAAAGATATGAAATTTGTATACGCTACTATAGCCGCTTATCCCGCAGTAGCAAAACTAGCAGATGGTAGTAACGCCCATGTAAATCAAAAAGAATGGTTTTGGTGGGAAAATAAAATAAGAAAGCATATAACTTGTGATACATTAATTTGTTATCAACCACAAAGAAGCCCAAAGACATGGCAATACCACTATTTTGATGTAAAAAATAGAAAGATTAGATTAAGAATAGACCATGGGAAAACAGTTCTTGACAACAGTAAAAATTTTTGATATAATAATATATAAATGATAGCCGAGGAACTTTTACAAGAAAAAAATATACCGTATCGTCTTAGCGGACAAGATGCGGTTATTTCGTGTCTAAATCCAGAACACGATGATACTAATCCATCGATGAGAGTAGATAAAGTAACTGGTATCTTTCACTGTTTCTCATGTGGTTATAAAGGTAATTTATTTACCTATTTTGGTGCACCTTCTTCTCCGTTAGAAGTTCGTATGCACCGTATAAAGGACAAAATACAAAAAGTAAAAAGCGAAACTGTCGGAATTCAACTCCCCAAAGACAGGTTGAAATGGAAAGGTGGTGGTTTTCGAAATATCTCAGAGGAAACTCTTGACATATGGGATGCGTTCACTTGGAATGTGCCTAAGTTTGAAAATCGTATCATCTTTCCAATTCGTGATATCACAGGAAAGACAGTCGCTATGATAGGTAGAAGTCTAAATGACTTCGAACAAAACAAGTACTATATCTATCCACAAGGTGCAGAAATGCCTTTCTGCCCTGCAAAAGTCAAACCTATACAGAACAGAGTTATTCTAGTAGAGGGAATATTTGACGCTTTAAATCTTTGGGATAAAGGTTTAAAAAATACAATATGTTGTTTTGGTACTCAGCAGGTAAACTGGGTCAAATTGAGTCTACTAAAACTACAAGGAGTACAAGGAATCGACATCATGTTTGATGGAGATGACGCTGGAAGACAAGCAGCAGAACAAGCAAAA